TTAATCCCCCGTGGACACTGCGTGGACACTTACGCCACCTTTCAGCGGATTAAGGGCCACCGCATCCTGCAGGTAATCCGGTGCAAAATGCGCATATGCCATTGTTTGCTGAATGGTTGCGTGACCAAGAATCTTCTGAAGCGCAATAATGTTTCCTCCGTTCATCACAAAATGGCTGGCGAACGTATGCCGCAGCACATGTGCAGCCTGGCCTTTTGGTAAATCGGGCTTAACTCTTTTCAGCGCCAGGCAGAATTCCCGGTACTTCACCTCAAACAAGCTGCCTGTTTCTCTGGTTTTGATCGCCTCACAAACTGCCTGCGAAATTGGCACTGTTCTCTTCCGGCCATTTTTGGTTTCAAGAAACGTTACACGGTTATGAACTATCTGTTCACCACGAAGCTTACAAGCTTCACTCCAGCGCGCCCCTGTGCTTAAACACAAAAGCGCAACACGCCAGTAGTCGCCCTCCAGTGTATCGAGCAATAGCGCCACTTCCTTCTGTGACAGGAACGCCATTTCTCGTGGAGATACATAAAGAATAGAAATTCCCCTTACTGGATGTTCTGCATCCCAAAGACCTATTTTTTTCAGCACGGTAAACATTCCGGATAACCGATTCATGTACCTGTTAGCAGATGACGGTTTCAATCCTTCAGCTATCTTTTGAGAACGCCACGCGATAATTTTCAGCTTATCAAGATCCACAGCCTGCATATCAGCGCCAAGCTCATTAATTATGTTGCGCAGTTGTTTTCGGTCTTCTTCCGCCTTACGCCTGTGCTGGCCGTGATACATCCACCACAACTCAAGCAAATCATTTAGCGTTCGACGATCACGGTAGCCCTGTATATATTCCCGCTTTTCAGCGTTCGCCATGATGTAGCGTTCAGTGGCCACCGCTACCGATTTTTTGTCAAATACCTTACGCACGCGCTTTCCCTTGCGTCCGTTCGGCCTGATGTCCAGCAAATAACGACCATCTTCGAGCTTCTTAATCGACATTACGAAGCCCTCCAATGAACCGCTCTACAATTTCTCCAGCCTCTTTCCAGCAATAATCAGACCAGACAAAAAGCAGGTCTAACCAGTTTTCTGGCCTCAGCGGGATAATTTTTGGATTGTTTCGGTTGAAACGCGATCTCCCTCCGAATTGCAGGAACCATCAAGAGAGAGAGCCGGAGAAATTTGCCCGACCTCCGGCATCGTTTCATCTGTTGATAACCAATAAGCATACTTCTTAAATTTAGGGTGTTTCGTAACCTTAAGTAAGGCACCCTCTGTTACTTGCTTCCCCCTCACCTCATAGTTAGTTACCGTCCCATAAGGCAGCCCAACACAATCCGCAAACTCCTGGCGGGTCATACCTTCTGCTTCACGAATCAGGCGAAATTTTTCACCCATGCTTGACAAAGATGCCATATCGGGCACATCCTCCATCACAACATGCCACATCGGGCACAAACATAAAAACACTCAAATAAGCCGATATAAGCCATTTTGAGCCATTCGAACGAATTAGGGAGATTACCACAATGAGCGAATCAGAGCTTGGGGGGTTCATTCAGGTAGCACCATATCCACTTGAAGCGGTGCCATATCAACTATTCGCCAAGATGATCGGCCGCAAGGAATCCACAGTCAGAACCATGATTGACGCAGCAAAGCTACCGACAATTGACTTTGTGAAACCAGGTTCAGTAAAGACGCGTGCATCAGAAAACTGGGTATATCTGCCAGCATTTAACGAAGGCATGCGCAAAGCGTTTTTTGAGCAACCGAAAGAACGCCGCGACGCATGGTTGTTGTGGCTGGGACTTTAGTCATAAATGACCAGCCATATCATCAGCGCCATTCTGACCCTTGTTTTTATTGAGATAGGCGTAATAGAGATCTATTTGTTTCGCAAGTTAACGGGACATGAAGAACGCTTTATTGAACTCAGCATTGAATATATCGCCGCTTATACCAAAGGACTTTTCCCGGCAGCTATTGGGGCGATGTTTATAGCGTTTGTTATCTGGTTTATCGGGTGAGAAACCTGACAACCCACAACTACTGCAATGAGGGTAATTATGTGTGGCATGGACAAATTGGACCTTATGTTAATTGTAATACTATCAATTAACTTCGGTTACCTCTTAAGCGGCGCAATTCTCATGTGCGGAGGCAAACGAAAATGAACCAGCAGTCCGCAAAACGTGAAAACAATGCGATGCGATTTAATCGCAAATATTTTGAGTTCGGCCTCTATGCCGGAATAATTAAATCTGTACAGAGTCTTTAACATGAAACAGCAACGTAATTCACGCTTTCGCAATGGTGCAGAACGCCACGCTAACCGTTTTGCTACCAGTGCATCACGCAGCAACATCCGCTACAGCCTGAGTGATACACACGCAACGCCGGATGGCTACCCAGTAAAACAAATCGGCGAGCATGCCTGGCTGATTGAGAAAGCTGGAATCGTGATCCACAAATGCCCACGCAATCCGTTTACCGGAAACCGCATTTTTGCTCTAAGCAGTGGCGACAATCAGTTCGGGCAGGATTTCACATTATACGAAGCACTTCGCACGGTTGATCGTCTGCTTCGCGGGCAAAGTTTTATTAAACAGGCTGATTTATAACAGGTGCTTTATGACCAAAGACCATGCACAAGGTGTATTTATCCGTTTTATTGATTTTCGCGGTGAACTGTTATTACGTGCATCCGCTATTGACGGAGTGACTCCGGCGGGTAAAAACGGAGCCGACGAAGCCACTTACGTTTATCTGAACGGCACGCGACTGCTTCTGGAACTTCCGTACCAGACCGTACGAGAAATCATTAGCGAAGCTGAAAAGGCACGCCAGGCTAATGGCGATGAACCCTATATCGAAATTATTTGTATGGATTCAGAAGCTGAAATACAGAAAGCAGATTAAAGGGCGTTGTGATGGGCAAAGAATATAAAACTCTCATTAACAAAGCACTTGAGCGTTTTTATTTTCGCTTAAGTGCATCAGGCGCTCATGCTGAACGTGCGGCCCGTGACTCATTGACCAGAGCAATCCGAAGTCTGTATGACGTGGCTTTTTACGCTGATGATCTGGATGCACTTAACGAACTTTCCGAGCTGATCTGTGCCGCAGAATGCGGGGAACATATTGAACCGTATAAGCTGGGGAATATCGCATGAGTATATTTATCTCATGGCTTGTTCTGATTATTTCGGTGGCCTGCGCTATTGGGATTATGCGAATTATTCATTCAATAAAAAAGATTGAACGTTTTTTCACTGGCGAATAACAGAGCAAATAAAACCACAGATAAAATAAGAAAATGTAAAAACAATCCGCATTAGCGGAGGTATTCGCACACGCCAAGGAGGCGTAATGGCAATTAAGCATTTTCCTGTCGTTCGTTTTACCTCCAGAGGGCGTGAATACGAAGTCGACGAACGCCTGATTACCACAATCGACAAACACCGTTCGGAAAAGGATGCACACCACATCTACCTCACTGACGGCACTTACTTCTGCGCCACCAACGTGGCGCGGGTGAATCTTATCCGACAGGTACAGGAGCCACGCAGATGACCATTCTGGACTACATCGCTACCCATCCGGGTTGTAGCGGCGGAGAAATCGCCGCAGCACTGAATACCCCAACCACAGCCATCAATGCTGAGTTACGCCGACTCTGGCGCGGCGGCTTAGTCATCAGAACAAACCGCAGCACAGGTGGTCGCGCTCGCAAAGCAGGAGGCCAAGCTTCTTACCACGTAAACCCGATGCCGTTCGGGTGTAGCAATCCACTTACTCACATGTTTAACCAGCTACTGAAGGAAACCAGAGCATGAGCACCATCAATCACCAGAAGCTACGCGAACTGGCATTTGCCCTGCAACGAATGGCAACGCCTCAAAAATTACTGGTATTTCGCGCAATGCTCTCGCCGTCTGCTGTGCTGGCACTGCTGGATGAGCTGGAGCACGCCAGAACCACGGCTCCTGCCATTCGCCTGACGCTCCATCATGAAATCGCTGATTTCTGCGCGACGTTGAAGGCGCCAGGCGAACCGGAAACACCGGAAGTAATACAGCAAGAGCTGCTGCAACGCATTGACAAGGTTTTTGATTTTTTTCTGAACCAGTAAGAAACCAGAACATGCACACACAAAAAAACCGCTTGCCATGCCGCAATCAGTCAGGTTACATTTCCGCTGCACCTCACAAAACGGGTGTCGGGTTTCGCAGCCTGCTGACTACACAAGCGCACAACCGCGCCAGCGGTTTTTTTGTGCGTACTGTATTGCCACGTTTTTTTCGCGTCAGAATTATGGCGGGGCGTACGGGGCCGACTTCGGTCGGGCCGGGTTCTTGTGTAGCCGGTACTGCGAACCTCGTACGTCTCGCCACCCACAGTTTCGCAGCTCTGGATGGTGAGTTTTCACAACTTACTACACAAGGGGCCACACCATGGCAAACCGCAGACTTTCCCGCGCATCACGCGTCGCGCAAATCATGCACATCAATATGCTGCATGAGCGCAGCCACGCACTATCAAACATTTATTCCGCCTCTGTTTTCAGCTATCTGGCGGATGATCTGCGCGAGCTTCAACAGCTCATCCAGCAGCAAAACAAACTCCATTAATTCCTGTTCCGGGCCTTTCCTGCACCTTGCGGCGGGAGGCCTTCGCACATCTGTAACAAGAGGATTGCCGCAATGATTCTCGCCAACGACTTTCTTGAATACCTGCTCAACACAGAACGTGATCTTGCCGCTCGCGTGCGTGATCGTTATGACATGTACCAGAAATCCCTGCCTGTACCGCAGCTCGCTGACGGAAAGATTGTTATTGATGGTCGCTACATGATTGACAGCCACGAGGGAAATTACAGGCTTTACCGCATTGAAGGTGGCACCCCGTCCGTTATTGGCATTTACCAGCGCCCATCCTCTGCAATCGTCGATGTGATTGCCGACAGCATCCGCATCACACATCGCCATGCCGACACAGAAGACACCGTGCTGGAAATTCAGCGGCTGGCTGCCGTCTGCCGCGACACCCTGAATGGCATGACGAAGTAAATCACTATGACGGCAGAGTACATCAGGGACTGGCAACAACCGCGCCACGCAGTGGGGCGTGAAGGAACGGGGATCCCCGTTCCTGAATCCGCGCTTTCCTCCTGGCTGGATGCCTACCGGGCAGAGAACGAGCGCCGCCAGGAAATGGCTGATGCGGCGTTCTCCGCCACGCCGCTGAGCAACCTGATTAATAAAAGCCTGGACGCACAGGAAAAACAGGACAAAACCATCACACTGGCAGGAGACGCCAGAAAACAGGCACGCGGCGCGGTGGATGAAGCCATGGCCTCGCTGCGCCTGCTGCCGTCCTATCTGCGCGATCCGCTTATTCGCCACCTCTCCTTCCTGCGCAAAAAACAGGAAGCCGATCGCCGGAAAGGCAAAAAGAGCTGGCAGGCTGAACGCTACGCGCGCGGAACCCTGCGCAAAATATTCGAACGTCTGGACCGCACCGACCACCGCTGGCTGACACCGGGTTATCGCTCCCTTGCCGGACGCGAACGCCTGGATGATTTGCTTTACCTGCCGCAGCTCAACCAGCACCAGATACAGACGCTGGCCACCATGACGGCGGCGATGTTCAGCAGCACCTTCGAAAAACTCTGCGATGGCTTTGGCGCGACCGATGGCGAACTGACCATGGATGTAACGCTGAAGGCGTATCAGATGCTGGCCCGCATGGCGTTACACCTGCACGCCATGCCGCCACATTACGAAGCTCTGAACAAGAGCGATCCGGATACGGAACTGTTACCGGGCGCAATCCTTCGCCTGACCTGTGCGGAATGGTGGAAACGCAAACTGTGGCTGTTACGTTGCGAGTGGCGGGAAGAACAACTCCGCGCCGCCTGTCTGGTTTCCAAAAAAACATCGCCCTATCTGAGCCAGGACGCGTTAAGCGAGTTTCGCGCACAGCGCGAGAAAACACGCGATTTCCTGAAAAGTTTCATGCTGGAAAACGAAGACGGGTTCACGATTGATCTCGAGACAGTGTATTACGCGGGAGTAAGTAACCCGGTTCACCGTAAGGCAGAAATGATGGCCACCATGAAGGGGCTGGAACTTCTGGCCGAAGCCCGTGGCGACAAAGCGGTGTTTCTGACCATCACCTGCCCGTCAAAATACCACGCCACAACAGAGAACGGTCATCCGAATCCCAAATGGAACGGGGCCACCATGCGCGACTCCAGCGATTACCTGGTTAACACGTTTTTTGCGGCGGTCCGCAAGAAACTGAACCGCGACGGCCTGCGCTGGTATGGCATCCGCACAGTGGAGCCTCACCATGACGGCACCGTGCACTGGCATATGATGGTCTTTGCTCATCCGGAAGAAATCGACACCATTGTGTCCCACACCCGCGATATTGCCATTCAGGAAGATCGTCACGAGCTGGGTGATGATATTACCCCACGCTTTAAGGCGGAGTACGTCGACGGCTCAAAAGGCACGCCAACCAGCTACATCGCCACCTACATCGGAAAGAACCTGGACAGCCGCGCCGTAGATGGCATCGACCCGAAAACGGGCAAGCCACGCGTTGACCACGAAACCGGAAAATCGATGGCCGAGAGCGTGGAACGCGCCATCGGCTGGGCGCGCCTTCACCGTGTCCGCCAGTTCCAGTTCTTTGGTATCCCCTCCCGTCAGGTGTGGCGTGAACTCCGCCGCCTTGCCAGCCAGATGGCACGCAACCCGGAAGGCCCGCAACGGCTGAAGGATGACGCAATGGATGCGGTACTCGCTGCCGCTGATGCCGGATGTTTTGCCACCTACATAGAGAAACAGGGCGGCGTACTTGTTCCACGCAAAGACTACCTGATTCGCACCGCCTACGACCTCGCAGATGAGCTGAACGATTACGGCGAACAGAGCGTACAGATTTACGGGATCTGGTCACCACTCATCGGGGAATCCTCCCGTGTGTGCACGCATCCGGATAACTGGAAGCTGGTAAGACGCAAACCGGAAGCGGAAGACAGCGCCCGCGAAAATGGTTTTGACCTTCAGGGCGCCCCTGCCGCCCCTTGGACTCGTGGCAATAACTGTCCCCGTATACAGGAAACGGGCAACAACGGGACAGAACAGCCGGAAGAACGGCCAGCACCGTGGCCGCAGCTTCCTGACGGCGTTGACGTGAATGAATGGATGCGCTCACTGAAACGGCACGAACACCGGGCGCTGATGCGTTCGCTGCGTGACAAACAGGCAAAAAACAGCAGTGATGAAATGCAGAACTGGACACAGAGCCGCAAACAGCCACAGCCTTTGCCTGATAACCACGAGTTACTCGCTAAAGAATGGCGGGAGTCTGCTGAATCTCTCGGCCTGCATATCGGTGAACAGCAGATGCAGCACCTGTTACGGGGCGGCAGTCTGTACGTTGACGGCAGCATCATTGCACCGCAGGGATTTGAAATTGTACGCAAACCGGATACCCGCCCGGACAGCCGAATCACGCAGCTCTGGCAACGCCTGAGCCGTAATCACGGCGTAAGCAGCACGGAGATCCGCCATAACCCGGTCGCCAGCTATCTGGAACAGCTGGGGGCATCAGACCCCGAAGCCGCCACACGCCTGGAATCCACACTTCAGCAGGACCAGAACACCATGAAAACCCCCGTTACCGTGCTTTCTGACATGCTGTGCGCCATCCGTGACGCAGAGCACGCACAGAGAATCAGTGAAACCACTGAACGCGCCCGCCGCAAAGCAGACCTGCTGCGGGGTAGCCTGACCAGTGGAAACAAAAAACAGACAGAAACGGGACTCACAAATCCCGTAAATGAGCAAAAACGTGCCGCGATATATGAAGCGCGCACAAAACAGGCAAAAGCGGGATTTAAAAATCCTGTAACCGATTAATTATTCAACATAAGGAAAAGCGACATGAAAATTTGTATCGATGACGGCTCCACCAACATCAAGCTGGCATGGACTGAGAACGGCGAACGCCGCAACGCCATCAGCCCAAACAGCTTCAAGTCGGAATGGTCTGCGCCGTTCGGTGGCACGCAGCCCGCGAACTACATGCTTGATGGCGTGCGCTATGGTTTTGATCCGGTCAGCGATCGCTTTGTCCAGACGACCGACACGCAATACCAGTACAGCGATGTGAATGTCATTGCTATTCATCACGCGCTGGTCAAATCAGGCATCACACCACAGGAAGTGGATGTGGTTGTCACCCTGCCACTGAGCGAATATTTCGACACAAACGCACAGCCGGACATGGTCAACATCAACCGCAAAAAAGCGAACGTCATGCGCCCGGTGGAGTACCAGAACGGCGAAGCATTCACTATCCGTAACGTACGGGTTATGCCTGAATCCATTCCGGCTGGCTTTAAAGCACTGGCTGACATGAGTCCGTTTGAATCCCTGCTGATTGTGGATTTGGGCGGAACCACGCTGGATGTGGCAAAGGTTCAGGGGCAACTGGCAGGTATCAGCCAGGTGTTTTGCGATCCACACGTAGGCGTTTCTCTGATGGCCGATGCCGTACTGTCGGTGATGGCCACTAACGGTATGCGCACCAGTCACCACATCGCCAATACCATTATCGAACGTCGCCATAATGAAGCCTGGCTGCGCCAGCACATCCACAATGACGCGCATTACGCCAGCCTGATGGCGGTTATTCGTGAAAAGGAAGAAACACTGAAACAACGCGTGATCCGCGCGCTGGCGGGTTTTTCGGGTTACGGGCGGGTGATGGTTGTCGGTGGAGGGGCGGAGATTGTGGCACCCGCTATCCGCGAAGCCTGCGGAGTTAATGCGACTTTCATCGCGGACGGGGTGCCACAGTTTGCTCTGGTTAATGGGCTGTACGCAATGGACAAGGAGTAAACCAATGACAACACCAACCAGACGGATAAGTTTCTATCTGAAGCCAGCTGCCGTCAAGAACGAAGGAGAAGCATGCGCCTGGCTGGACAGCCTTACACCAGAAGCCCGCAAAAGCGGCCAACGCGTGGCTTTTCTGGCCGGGCTGGCACTTCTGAAGACGAATCCGGCAGAGGCTTACCGACTGGCCGCATGGGCTGATGATGAGATGTTACCTGTGACACAAATCAGCTCAAAAAAGTTTGAAGCACAGTCTGCACCAGTGGCTAAGATAACCAGCCAGATGGCTGGGAATATCCGGGCGTTATTTCCTGAGTAAAAGCATCTGCGCGAAAAATGCTCACGTTTATAGAGACAGTATCATTCCATTTGGCACACTTACTTCAATAATCGATCTGTTAAACAAATAGATTGTCTATTATCTATCGATTAAAACGATCAATTATCTTGACAGTAATGTGCCTTTTTGTAAGATCGTTCGCATTGTGAGCGACAAGATAATTGCGCGGCATTGTCCATGCAAAACGCCCCAATAGCAGCAACTATTGGGGCGTAAAACTCGGTCGGACTCACTTAACCTGATATGCGTGCCTTCCGAAGTAAATCAAAATGTGCGTCGTATATTTTATTGCTTACACGCACCTCTGTAAAGGCACGCATATTTTTCCTATGAGGTAAATAAAGTGCGGGCTAAAACAGGTATTTGCAAGAACCCTCATCGTTATAATCCAACATTTCTGTCTCTCCCTGAATATCAAGGACAAGAAGGTCGGCACAAATGCGCTGCCTGTGCTTTTGAGCTAGGCATAAAAGATGCGCTTGAAGGACGCGCTATGGCTCAGAATGATTTAGTTTTAGCTAACATTCCGTTTAGCCAGGCTGGAACTGTAAGGCACAGAGATGCCTATGAAGCATATGTTCGTGGTTGGCGATTAATACACAGCAACAATTGATACTTTTGAAGCGCCGATAAGGCGCTTTTTTTGTTTGCACGATAGTGCACAAGTTTGCACAATTTTTTTGAACGACTTTTTGTACTTCCGGCCCGCGTGGTGGCTGGATCCGTCAAGGATCCGTACGTGCACAAAAAAACGCGTTTTTTCTGCGCGCAGGTGACGGGGGAACAGCCCGCGTTTCAGGGGGTAAACAGCATTCCCTGAACGATGTCGCAGCGACACAACGGAATGGCTGTCTTTCTCACGCTGAGCGTGAAAAATACGTGAGGGCTTTTGATTTGATGGGGTGACTGATAAGGCCGTCAAAATCGCACTGAGGCGACGAGAACATGCAGTCAGCACGGCGGGATTGCGTAAGAGCCTGACCGTCGATGATGACAATAAGCTGGAAGGCGTCGTGAAATTATCTGATTGATACAGGAGCTGGAGAGTCGGGGCATAAATTTTTTATGCCCCGGCGAAGCAGCAGACAAGCGAAGCGCGTCAGCGATACGGCACCTTGCCGACCATACTTCATAAGTGCAAAATACGAGCAAAGAAATCAATGGAGGCTGTCTTATGGTCATTAATTACAAGCAGTTAAGAGAAAAACGGGAGCAGGTAAAGGAGAGCTTTCGCCGCAATGAAGATCTGACCCCGCTTGTACGCCTTGCCCAGGGCATTGTTGATGCTTATGAAATCTCGCTGGAGCTGCCATCACAGACCTGGACAGATAGCGACGGTAATCGCCAGCATTACGTTTCATGCGGACTGGAAGCAGCCGAAGGATTTCGCAGAATGCCTTTATCCCAGATCCCTGCCGCTACCCCCAAAGCACGAGGCAGCAATGATGAGCGAAAACTGACTTTTAGTATTGAAACGGTGGTTGACGACACACCTGGCGAAGTCGCGTTCGTGCACACTCCTGTTTCGATCGCAATGTATAACGATGAAATACAGGTTCGCGTTAATAATAATATCGTGCCACTTAAAGAAGGTAATTCACCCTACACCACCGTTTGTGAAGCCATTCAATATTACGTTCTCTCTGAAATTGATAATCTCAAGCCTGACGGCACCCAGAAAATGGTTCAACTCTGGTAAAAAGGACAGCCCCATCACGGGGCTGTTTTTTCATCAAGAAGAGCATAAGAGTTAAAACGGATCACCTCTTCGCCAAGCCAGTCATTGATGTGCTTCATAGCCTCCATGACGGGCATCAGCTCGTTAATTGCGTAAACCCGCGCGGCCTTCTCCACATCACCAAACGCACTTTTTTCGCCCGGCATCGCCCCCATCAGTTGCGGCGGAACGCGGTGCGCAGCCAGCACATCATCACGGGATGCCGCCTTAACATTCATGAACTCATCCTTTGCGGTGATCTGCTGGAACGGCAAAATTTGCACCCCCTCTTTGCCCCCGTTGGGCGCATGGATGAGCACGTTTTTAAACGCACCACCACCACGCGCACCCTGTAACGTTTCTTTCAGGGAGTCCATGCTTTCGCGGTTTACCTGCGCTGCACCGATGTAGATGATGCACCCGGCGTGGGATCCATTGTCGTAATACAGTTTTCTGAACATGTCCGCCGAATGAGACAGGCTGGCCGAGAGTAATGCGCCAAGATATTCCGGCATGCCGTAAATTTCCTGGTTAATGTCCGGATTCATCAGGTGGCACACTTTGCCAGGGCGAAACTGAAACGCGTCCTTGCCATCCTGCACATACCACCATGATTCAAGATCGCTTCCGCGTCGCATGTATTTCGCCAGGGCGTGCCGTAATTTAAGCGGTTCACCGAGCATATTGCTTCGAAGCTCAAGGAATGCGTTACCGAACACAAACCAGTCCAGCGCCAGCGCCGAGAAATCCTGCCGGGAAAGCAGCGGGTGCGGAATATAGCAGCCGAGCAATACATTGCGCTTAAAGTAAAGCGCAGACTGATGCCAGGACGTTTGCCGGGCAGCTCTTGCCAGACCGTACCAGTCCACCGGGGTTTCATACCACCGCCCGTTATCAGCACAGTACATATTGTCCAGCAGGTCATGCCCGGTCAGGCGATAAGGACCATCAAATGTGAATGCACTGAGCGATGATTCTTTCCTGAGCGCATCAGCGAGATCAATGCGTGAACTCATGCGCACTTTTTTATTTTTTCTGCTCATCAGAACTCCATAACCGTGAAACGCTCGTTTTCTCCTTCGCCGCCAATCGGTTCATTAATGACAGCAAGCATGGTTGCCCACGCAAGGTCGCCGTGGCTGATCCCCCTCGCTCGGTCCGTTTCGTAAGTGATAAAGCCGCCCGGTGTTTTCACCTTACGCACGGCGTTAAAGGCCGCGACCAGCTCGCGTTCGGCGCGATCGTATTCCCACCGCCCGGCACGCATTATTTGCAGCATTTTCAGTACCAGCGACCGTTTTGATGACAGCGTGAAGGTGTACGGAATAGCAGCAGGGAAAAACCGTTTCACTATCTGATAAACAGCCTCCCCGTTCCCGCCCGTCACATCAATGCCGATGTGTTCCACGTTGTAGCGACACGTGAACTCCTCAATGACTCTGGCCTGTTCTTCAAACTCCAGCCCCTGAACGCGTCGCGTCTCCACCGTTCGAAAACGGCCACCAGGAACAGCCGGAGGAACCACCACGGACACCGCGCCGCTGTCGCCGTTTCCACTGCTGCCGTTTGCGTCATACCCAATCCATACCGGACGATTCCCCATCGGGCGGGGAGCAAAAGGTTTCCAGTCTTTCCAGTCGTCGTATCCATCAACACCGCAGCCAATCAGGATATTCAGGTTAAATGCCGATTCCCCTTCGTGGACAAACTCACACATATAGAGATTGCGGAACTCGTCTTCGGTGTTTTCATCACGAATTTCATCAATATCGGTGTGTTTCCAGCCGTGATTAACCACATCTTCCAGCGTGACAATTTGCCGCCACGTCCGGTCGGGGCAGATAAGTCCGTTATGCAGCGTTTTCCAGTCCACAGAAAAACGCTGGCGTTTATGCGCGGCCTTTTTCTCGTTCCAGCGGTCGCCGTTCCAATAGACGTATGCCTCGTGCGTTTCGGTGGATGGCGTGGAGAAGTAGGTGCGCCGCAGTCCGCTGAGGGTTGCCATAGCGCCAGCCACCTTGCGCAGTTCAGCAAAGCGACTGACCCAGAAAAATTCATCAAAATAAAAATTGCCTGTGTAGGACTGTGCCGTCGCAGCAGAAGTACCGAGAAAATGCAGTTCTGCGCCGTTGGAGAGGATGATTTTATCGCCCCCTTTCAGCTCCACATCAACTTCAGCCGCGGCCTTCTGAATAATGCTTTTAAACTGGAACGCCTGACGACGCGACGCAGACAAAAAAATCTGGTTACGCTGGTAAGGTTGTGCCACATCGTCACGCAGCGCCATCAGCAGTGCTTCCTGTGCAAAATACCAGGTCGCCCCAATCTGTCGGGATTTCAGGATCATCCTGTTACGTATCCCGGCTTCACTGCAAAGGGTCAGGGAGTCAAACCAGCCCCGCTGATGCCACTCCAGCCTGCTGATGATTTTTTCCCGCAGTGCGGCAATCTGCTCCGGCGTGAAATGATTTTTAAGTTTTTTCGCCCGGCCTTTCTTTCCTGTGGCCGTCGCATCCGGCTGGCCATCATGCAGTTTTTTAAGCTGCCGGGTCAGCAGGTCTATTTCCTTAAAGTCACCACCTGTTTTATTCTGTTTTTCAGTAAGCTGGATGAGGCGCGCATCGATGGACTGCGTGACACGCTGCACGGGTGGCGTTTCATCCCACTGGTCGCGTTTTTTCCACGCATAAATCGTGTTCGGGTTTATTCCCATCAGACGTGATATTTCTGCGGGCGGATAACCCTGCCAGTAAAGTTGCCGCGCACGCTGGCGCACAAAAGCGTCCTGAATCATTGCTCCCCCTGAGTAATTACAGGAAGATTACCCGCGCGCGAAACCGTTCTCCTTAACCCCCTGTTCTGGCCGTTTTCTTACAACAAAAGCCCTTTGTATCAGCCTGTTACGCTTTGCCATCATGACTGAAGAACCAGTCAGAGGGGCAAAAACTATGGCTAATGAAAAAAAGACATCCCGCAAAAAGTTTCGCGTGGCTGTCTCCGGATCAACTGTTGATGGCCGTGAAATCAGTCCGGTGCATCTGCGTGAAGCCGCCGAGAACTTCAACCCGGATGTTTACGCTGCCCGCGTGAACGTTGAGCACTATCTCTCGCCATGCCCGTCAAGCGAATTTTCCGCAATGGGCGATGTCACCGCACTGAGTACGGAAGACATTACGGAAGGTCCGCTGGCCGGACGTACTGCGCTGTATGCAGAAATCGAACCGACCGAGCGCATGAAGCAGCTTGTCGCGGACGGCAAGAAAATCTATTCCAGTATCGAACTGCACCCGCAGTTCTCCGTTAACGGGCGCGCCTATCTGGTCGGGCTGGCGATGACCGACACCCCGGCAAGCCTGGGCACTGAGCGCCTGAAATTCACGGCACAGCAACGTCAGGCGGTGATGACGTTCAACAGTGTCCAGGGTGAAGCACCGCTCATTTCCGAAGCCATCGAGTCTGAAATCATCGAAATGGCAGAACAACGCCAGGAAGAAGGCACCCAGTGGTTTAACCGCGTAATGGGGATTATTGGTCGTGGCCGCAAAGCGGATGACGCCAGTTTCTCCCGTATTCAGGAAGCGGTGGAAGGCGTCGCAACGTCACAGGCCGACATTATCGACCGTTTTAATGTGCTGGAAACCCGCCATCAGCAGGACCGCCAGAAAATCACGTCACTGACCACAGAGCTGACAGCACTGAAGGAAAAACTGCGCACGCAGGACGGCGATCCGCAGAACCGGTTCACCGCAACAGGTGCAGCCTCCGACCAGCTGGCTGACTTCTGATAAGACAAAGGAGCAAATTTTTTATGAATCTGGTGATGTCAGATATTACCCGCAACAAGCTGGGTTGCTATATGGCGCAGCAGGCGTCGCTTAACAATATCCCGGTATCTGCACTGGTATCGCGATTTACCGTGGAACCCTCGGTGCAGCAGCGTTTTGAAAACGCAGTAAAGGAGAGCACTGAATTTACAAAAAAATTAACGTGTTCGGTGTGACTGACCAGAAAGGCGAAAAAATCCTCCTGGACACCACCGGGCCGATTGCGCGCACGAATACCAGTTATGACGGCACAAAACGCCGTAACCCGAATAACGTGGTTGATCTGAAAAACCGCAAATACCAGTGCGAACAGGTGAACTACGACACGTTTATTTCGTATCCGCAGCTTGATGCCTGGGCGGCACACCCTGATTTTCAGTCCCGCGTCAGCACACAGATTGCCCGGCAGGTGGCGCTTGACCGCATCATGATCGGTTTCAACGGCACGTCTCACGCGGATGAGTCCAACTTCAGCACTAACAAGCTGCTTCAGGACGTTAACGTGGGATGGCTGGAGCACATCAGAACCGACGCCAGCGAGCGCGTTATGAATGATGTAACGCTGACCTCCCGCAACATGGACAACACCGTGGCGCACGCGGGTAAATATGCGAACGCTGATGCACTGGTACAGGACGCGCGCTCATCCCTGCTGGATGAATGGCACAAGGAAGCTGACGACCTCGTGGTGATTATGGGGCGCAACCTGTTTAACTCGCTGCGTCTGCCCGTGCTGAACAGCATCAGCGGCCAGAATCCCAATGCGGAATTACTTGCCGGACAGCTCATCCTGTCATCGCGCGCCATTGGCGGGCTGGATGTATTCCTTGCGCCGTTCTTCCCGGATGCAACGATGCTGATCACCTCGTTCAACAACCTGTCAATTTACTGGCAGAAAGGAACAATGCGTCGCCTGATGAAAGACGAGCCGGAATACAACCGCATTGCCACCTACCAGTCCATCAATGACGCTTATGTCGTTGAAGACTATGGCAAGTGCGCGATGGTCACTGGCCTGAAGTTCGCCGACAGCTAATCACCTCACGGCGGGCATCATGCCCGCCTGTAACGGAGAGAAAAAATGATTACTCCTGCACAGCAACACTGGCAGAACGTGATGGCACAGCGCGCAGGCCGGGCGAATGAAGGCGTGGACCACGCCGCGCGTACCGCGCATGAAGAGGTGCTGTATCGTCTGCGTCTGGCACAGGCCCGGCTTAAGGGCGTACAGGCCAGAAGCGCGAAAGCCGCCATCAAAAAAGAGTTATTGCCGGACTTTTCCGGCTGGATTGAGGGAACGCTGGAGGCTGACGGCGGGCAGCAGGATGAAGTGATTGCCACGCTGATGGTGTGGGCGATTGACTGCGGCGATCTTCCGCTGGCGCTGCGTATTGGTGCATATGTGGTCCGTCACAACCTCATCATGCCGGATAACTTTGGACGTACTGCTGCCACGGTACTGACCGAAGAAATCTGTAATCCGGTACTGACGCAGGCCGGGACGGATGCCGACGCGGATTTGTCCGCCTTTATCGAACCACTGGACACCCTCCGGGAGATTGTCACCGACCAGGACATGCCGGACGAAGTGCGCGCCAAATTATGCAAGGCGTGCGCCTTTGCCCGCCGTGGCCTGAGCGATGCGGACAGCATGGCCCTGTCATTGAAGCTGCTGCGCGAAGCAATGCACCTGAACCCGAACGCAGGTGTGAAACGCGAGATTGCAACCCTTTCCCGCGCCCTGAAAAAAGCCGATTCCGCAGCAGCACCAGAAGACGCCAGCGCACAGCAGGCGCAGGACGAAAGCAGCAAAAGTAAAAAGACAACGCGGAAGCCTGCAACACGAAAAACCACCGCGACGCAGAAGGCGAAGCGCGGTTAACGACTGACCCCGTCAGCGGGCGGCGTGCGCGGTGTTCCGGTTTGACTCCGTGACCGTTTACACCGCGCACCCACCGCCCGATTTTTTCAGGAGTGAACCCCATGAGTATGGTTGCCAGAACCAACCCCGGACCCGCAGAGGACGACATCACCGATACCGATGATGGTGATACCCGTATTTCAGCGGGTGCATTCTGGCCGGATATTGTGCTGCGTGAACTGCGTCTGGCGGTACGACTGCCGGGGCGCGTGACCACCTCCCGCCTGCTGCATACCGCCACCGGAGCTGTGGCACACGTTACCCGCGAGCTGGAAGCATGGCAGCAGGAACAGCAGGCAGCTGGCCATCAGACGCTGGCCGATGTTCCGGCACCCGTAATTAACGGAGAAAGCGTCAATCTCTGGCACTGGCGCAATGCTGTTTATACCGCCACGCGCGCCCTGATTCTGGAGCGTTATCGTGATGCAGACACAACGGACAAGGGCGACCGCCGGGCGGACGCTCTGGATATACAGACATCGGATTTGTGGCGTGATGTGAGCTGGGCCATCTCTGACATTCTGTGCCGCCCGCGAATCTTTGCGGAGTTGTGCTGATGAAAGTGAAGGCACTGGAAGGCGACACCGTGGATTCGCTCTGTTTCCGGTACTACGGCACGACGCAGGGCGTCACCGAAAAGGTGCTGGATGCCAACCCCGGACTCTGTCAGCAGGTATTTCTGGACGCCGGGCAGGAAGTGGAGATGCCGGAGCCGGAGAAAAAGAAACGAGAAATGATTCAGTTGTGGGGGGAGTAGCAGTGAGCACCATTCAAACAGGGATCACAGAGCAGGTTATTGCGTGGCTCTTTGACCACCTGCCAACGGTGTATGCAGTAGGCGCGGCGGTCAGCATTTCCGCGCTGATGAGTCTTTATGACGGACGAACACTGGTTCAGACCGTAACGGGATCGCTGGCGTGCGGCGTTCTTGCCATGGCCGTGGCCGGGTCGTTGCGCTTCTTCGGGTTTCCTGAAGATGCCGTGACGTTTATCGGCGCATCAATCGGTTTTATGGGCGCAGAGAAAGCACGCGACAAGGTTATTGCGGCCTTTAATCGCAGGGTGAAGGAGAAGGACGAATGAGCAACACATTTAAATTCAGCAGCCGGAGCGAAAAGAATTTGCAGGGCGTAAATCCTGATCTGGTGAAAGTGACCCGACGGGCACTGGAAATTTCGGAAGTGGATTTTGGTATCACCGAAGGGTTGCGCAGCCGTTACCGCCAGAAGCAACTGGTGGCCACGGGTAAGAGCCAGACCATGAACAGCCGCCACCTTACGGGGCATGCCGTGGATGTTGTGGCTTATATCGGCAGCCAGGTGTCATGGGAATGGCCGCTGTACGAAAAAATCGCAGCAGCATTCAGACAGGCCAGCCGGGAACTGAATATTCCGGTGGAATGGGGCGGTGACTGGAAGACCCTGAAAGACGGACCGCATTTTCAGTTACCACACGGAGCCTATCCGGCATGAAGCTCTGGCCCACGCTTGGCGTCGCTTTCCTTCTGATTGCCGGATGGGGAACATCCATGCGTCTGTCGTGGTCGCTGGGCCGGGAGAACGCCAGAAACGAAGCGCAGGCCAGCACCCTGAAAAGTACCGCCGACACCCTGAATATCATCAGCGCCGGGGTACAGGATATGCAGCAGGTGCTGGCGCAACTCCGCGTGGAAAATCAGCAACGCAATCAGGACGGAGAGGTAAGACGTGAACAGCTACGCAACGATATTGCAAAAGATGAATGCGCCCACGCTTTGCCTGACGCTCGTTTTACTGACAGGCTGCGCAGGCACGCAGAACGCGCCACTGCCAGCGCCGTCAGTCCGGCTTATACCGCAGACGCTGACCATACCGGTAACGCCTCCCCCCTTCCCTGACACTCCCACATGGGGAAATCTCGGTATATGGGGCGACCGCCTTCTGGATGCACTGGAAACCTGTAACGCGGATAAACGGGCCATTGAATTACTGGAACAACGCAGGCTGCAACGACTGAACAACGAGGATAACAACCATGCTGAAAACTGATTCCCTGCGTGAAGCCATGACCCGTTCATGCCGATGGTGTCAGGCTAACCCGGAAAAATTCACCATTTTCGTGGAGAGCGGCAACATTGAAACGACCGGAGAAACTCCCTCGTTTGTTTACCGCTATCAGATGGTGATGTTTGTCATGGATTACGCCGGGGAGCTGGACGACCTCACGCTGCCGCTGCTGGCGTGGTTATCCGAAAATCAGCCACAGTTGTTGCTCAATCCGGAGCGTAATCAGGACATCAAATTTTCCGCCGTTATCAATGACGATGACAGCGCCGATCTCCTGTTTACGCTCCCCCTGCGGGAACGCGTTCGCATTACGCGCAACAGTCAGGGCACACCGCAGGCAGAACACCTGCCGGAGCCAAAACCCCGCCTGCCCTCTTCCGAAGGCGACTGGTCGCATGTATTCCAGGATGTGACGCGGGGTGAAAGCGATGGATAAGGCATTCACCCGCGTGGATGAAACCTTTGAGGCTATCCGCGACAGCCTGAATCAGCAGGCCATCAATAACATCGCCAGAAAGCTGGCACAGGATTTACGCCGCGCCCAGCAGGCGCGCATCCGGTCACAGAAAGCGCCGGACGGGACCGCATGGACACCACGCAGACGCCGCGTAACCCGGATACAGGAGCGCATTCGCTTTATCTGGAATAACGAAGCACGCACGCTGAAAAACTGGCATCACGACACGGGGAAATACGGGCGAACCATTACCGGGTGGGATGAGGATAAAAACAATATCCGCACGTTTTATCGGGATGACATCGACCGTTTTCTGGAAATACGCACCCGGCGCATCAACCAGGACAGCACAAAGCGCGTCCCCATGTTCGTAAAACTGCGCACCGCCCGCTACCTGAAAGCCCGTGCAGATGCTTCCGGTGTGACGGTGGGTTACAGCGGCGTAGCCGCACGTATTGCCCGCGTTCATCAGTACGGTGAGCGCGATCAGGTTGCGCCGGGCATTTTCACCGATTACCCGGTACGTGAGCTGCTGGGTATCAGCCAGGCAGATGAGCGCCTGATTTATAACACGGTGCTGGGCCGGATTGCGGAGGCTGTACGGTGAGCGCAGAACTCATGCGACTGCTGAGCAATATCATCCGCACCGGGATCATCTCTGAAGTTGATGAGAAGTCCTGGCGCGTGCGCGTTCGCAGCGGCGAACTGGAAACAGGCTGGTTGCGCTGGAACACCACGCGCGCGGGAGCCTTCAATGTGTGGCTGCCGCCATCAGTGGGCGAACAGGTGGTAATTGCCTGCATTGGCGGCAACCCGGAAACCGCCATGATAATTGGCAGCCTGTGGAGTGATGCCAATCCGGCCCCTGGCAAAAGCCTGAAAGAAATCGTGATCAGCGCGCCGGACGGCGCGGTGTTCCGCTACGACGCGGACGCAGGCGCACTGAGCGCCAGCGGCATGAAAACGGCCACTTTACAGGCATCCGTCAGCGTGAAACTAGACACGCCCGTCGTGGAATGCACAAACCTTCTGAGAACGGCGACGCTTGACGTCACAAAAGGAGGAAAGATGAGCGGCAATATCACGCACAGCGGCGGCAACTTCACCTCAAACGGCATTACCGTGCATACGCATAAACACGGTGGCGTGAAAGGCGGCAGCGATTCGACAGGAGGCCCGCAGTGACAACCCGCTACACAGGAATGAACCCGGACGGAACGGGAAACCTGAACGATATGGAGCACCTGAAACAGTCAGTCAGGGACATCCTGACCACCCCGCTGGCAAGCCGGGTTATGCGACGGGAATATGGCAGCCTTGTGCCTGATTTGATTGACGAACCCATGAATAACACCACGCGTCTGCAATGCATGAGTGCTGCCGTGATTGCGCTGACACGATGGGAACCCCGCATTGCCCTGGACGCTATCGACGTTGTCTGGAAGGCAGGAGGCCGCGCCGGGGTGACGCTGTCGGGCACTGTTATGCAGACCATGCAGAATGTTGAATTAACCATCACGCTGAGAGAGTAAATCATGCCTGCTGTTGACCTTTCCCAGTTACCGGAACCAGCCATCATCGCGGAGCCTGATTTTGAGGCAATTCTGGCTGACACAAAGGCCATGATGATTGCGGCTTATCCCGCCGAACAGCGTGAAGCCGTTTCCGCCGCGCTGGAGCTGGAATCGGAACCCCTGAACGTTATCGCCCAGACAACAGCGTTTCGTGAAATGCTGTTACGCCAGCGGGTCAATGAGGGGGCACGCGCCTGCATGTTAAGCCACAGCGCCGGGACAGACCTGGACAACCTCGCGGGCAATATGAACACAAAGCGCCTGACCATCACTCCGGCAACGGATACCACCGACGCGGTGATGGAGAGCGACACCTCGCTGAGACTGCGGGCGCAGCGGGCGTACGACGGCCTGAGTGTTGCTGGCCCGTCAGGTGCATACGAGTATTTTGCCCGCAGCGCCAGCGGTCTGGTGCGTGATGCGCGGGCTATCAGCCCGTCTCCGGCAAATGTGACGGTTTCCATCCTGTCCACTGAGGGCGACGGCACAGCAACGGAGGCGTTGCTTAATACCGTTCGCGCCGTTCTGAATGCAGAGGATACCCGCCCGGTGGCCGACCGCCTGACCGTACAGAGCGCCAGAATCGTGACATGGCGGCTGAATGCAAAACTGTACTTTTACCCCGGCCCGGAATCCGAACCTATTCTGGCCGCGGCTGAATCGTCGTTCAGGAAGTGGCTGGCTGAGCAGGGGCTTATCGGTCAGGACGTGGCGTTGTCCGCCATTGCTGCCGCACTGCATGTGCACGGTGTGCAACGCGTGGAGATAATCGAACCCACACAGAATATGGCCATCAGCGACATACAGGCGGCGCGCTGTGAGTCATTCACCATCAGCGAAGGTGGACGCAATGAGTAATTCGTTGTTACCACCATCAGCCAGCAATTTCATGCGTTGTGCCGAAGCCGTCGGAACACGCATTACAGACATTCCGGTAGACCTCAACACGCTGTGGTCGCCGGACACCTGCCCGGTGCATCTGCTGCCTTATCTCGCCTGGGCGTTTTCCGTTGACCGCTGGGATCGCAACTGGCCGGAAGAGACAAAGCGACAGGTAATTCGTGATGCATGGCTGATACACCGACACAAAGGGACCATCAGCGCACTGCGAAGAGCCGTGGAGCCTCTCGGCTACCTGATTGAAGTAAAGGAGTGGTGGCAACTCAACGAGGAGCCAGGAACATTTCGCATTGTTGTCGGAGTACTTGATCAGGGCATCACCGATGAAATGTATCAGGAACTTGAGCGCCTTATTGCGGATGCAAAACCAGTAAGTCGCCATCTGACGGGGCTGGCGATCAGCCTGAGTGTGAACGGAAAGATTTTCGTTGGTACGGGATGCTATCACGGCGATGCCCTGACGGTTTATCCCTACACCCCGGAGTCCATTATTGTCGAAGGGGATTATTTCCCTGCCCCGGCCATTCATTTAATTGATAATCTGAGAGTAAACGCATGACAGTGAAATACTACGCCATTCTGACTAATCAGGGCGCAGCACGACTGGCTAACGCGACGATGCTCGGCAGTAAGCTGAATCTGACGCAAATGGCCGTTGGTGATGCAAATGGTGTGTTACCAACACCAGACCCTGCACAAACAAAACTGATTAACCAGAAACGCATTGCACCGCTGAATCTTCTGAGTGTTGACCCTAACAATCAGAGCCAGATTATTGCGGAGCAAATCATCCCTGAAAACGAGGGAGGATTCTGGATCCGTGAGATTGGTCTTTATGATGATGAAGGTGTACTCATTGCGGTGGCAAACTGCCCGGAAACGTACAAACCGCAGTTGCAGGAAGGCAGTGGACGCACCCAGACTATCCGCATGATTCTGGTTGTCACGAACACCGAAGCCATCACGCTGAAAATCGACCCGTCTGTGGTTCTGGCAACCCGCAAATATGTGGATGATAAAATATCAGAGCACGAACAGTCACGACGTCACCCGGACGCCTCGCTGACCGTAAAAGGTTTTACTCAGTTAAGCAGTGCAATTAACAGTGAATCAGAAACACTGGCCGCAACACCGAAAGCGGTTAAGGCTGCATATGACCTGGCTAACGAGAAATATACCGCCCAGAACGCCACCACTACACAAAAAGGGATTGTTCAGCTCAGTAGCGCCACGAACAGCACGTCTGAAACACTGGCAGCGACACCAAAAGCTGTTAAGGCGGTAATGGATGAAACGAACAAGAAAGCACCATTAAACAGCCCGGCACTGACCGGAACGCCAACAACACCAACAGCGCCACAGGGGACTAATAGTACCCAGATCGCAAGCACGGCTTTCGTTATGGCCGCGATTGCCGCACTTGTAGATTCGTCACCTGATGCACTGAACACGCTGAACGAACTGGCTGCGGCGCTGGGCAATGACCCGAATTTTGCGACCACCATGACTAACGCGCTTGCGGGTAAGCAACCGAAGGATGCCACCCTGACGGCGCTGGCGGAGCTTGCTACATCAGCAGATAAACTCCCATATTTTACAGGGGCAGATCGTGCCGCGTTAACCGCGTTGACAAGTGTTGGACGTGCCATTCTTGGTAAAACCAGCACTCAGGGAGTTCTTGATTACCTTGGTTTGGGAGAAGGTTCGGCATTACCCGTTGGTGTGCCTGTTCCGTGGCCTTCCGCCACTCCGCCAACAGGCTGGCTGAAATGCAATGGTGCGGCTTTTTCTGCTGAAGAATACCCGGAACTGGCAAAGGCTTATCCAACAAATAAATTACCTGATTTACGCGGTGAGTTTATTCGTGGATGGGATGATAGTCGTGGTATCGACAACGGGCGTGCGCTGCTTTCATCTCAAGGCCATTCACTCAGAGACCACTCACATAACCAGCAGATCTGGACAGGTTCAAATACAACATCGTCAACTATTGGTCAGGCCGGGAGTTATGCTCCGCTAGCAACTGGAGGGGATGGGGGGATTGCCTATACTGACCGGGAGCCTCAAAGCCTACCTTCAGCAGTAAGAGCTGTCAGCACTCGTGGGGTTGCTTCTGACAATGCAGCGAATATTGGCACTGAAACCCGCCCGCGCAACATTGCATTTAACTACATCGTGAGGGCTGCATAATGACACAGGCAAAATTAAACAGTGAATTTATTGCCACAGTAGCGGGTGATATTACCGTCTATAACTATGACAACACGACACGGGAATACATTTCATCATCAACAGAATATCTTGCCGTTGGCGTCGGTATCCCGGCATGTTCTTGTTTAGATGCACCAGTTACACATAAAGCTGGTTATGCAATCTGCCGTTCTGCAGATTTTAACTCATGGGAATATGTACCAGACCATCGCGGTGAAATCATCTATAGCACCGAAACAGGAGAATCGAAAGAAATCACAGCTCCGGGTGATTACCCTGAAAATACAACCACTATCGCCCCGTTAACGCCATTCGATAAATGGGATGGTGAGAAATGGGTGACGGATACCGAGGCACAGCATAGCGCCGCACTAGACGCGGCAGAAGCAAAGCGCCAGTCGCTGATTGATGCTGCAATGGCTTCCATCAGTCTGATTCAGATGAAATTACGGGCCGGGCGGAAGCTGACGCAGGCAGAAACCACCCGACTTAACGCTGTGCTGGATTACATTGACGCGGTGGAGGCAACAGATACCAGCACCGCGCCTGATGTCATCTGGCCTGAACTGCCGGAGGCGTAGGCCATTCAATATCTGGCGCACCGGAAGTATCGACCAGTTCCAGTGCGTCCAGATAATCCAGCCACAAATTATATTGCGCCAGTTCCCCACCTTTCAGGCGACCAATCGCCGCTTTACCAGGCCATTGCTTACTGTTTATGTATTCGTTGACCTGATTAATCAATTGCTGCTTTTCCAGTTCGGCTGCGGCAATTTGTTCCTCATGAGTTGGCGGTGGAGTATCAATCCATGCAGGCATTCCGTCGATGACACCTCTGTATTTTCCTTCTGGTGCTTCCTTCATAAATTCGGCGGCAACAGTGTCGTCAATTTCGATTCCATCACCGGGCCATTCGCCGGATTCCTGATAAGCGATTTTAAGCTCCACAGGGAAAAACGCATTTTTATCGGCACTGAAAATATATTTCTGCATTTCTACCGTCCTATCGAAATATAACTGAATCTGTATTGCTGTGAGATATCACTGGTTGCCACACGCCACGCTGAATTACTGATATGTTCAAAATTTACAGACAAAACCTGCGGGGCAGGATTCGACGGGGCTGACTGAACGGCATCAGACATAACACTGACTGAAACCATCGGCTGATTAGGGAATGGTATAGGGAAGTGTCCACTGATAAAGCGGGTCGTGTTTCCTGAAAAAGTGCCAAACTGAACAATATATCCACCTGGTAGCCTGAACCATCCCGAACCAGAAGCGAATGCTCCCATATCCGGTATCTGATTATCTCCTGTGCCCACATTCCGTTTTGCCGCTTCTCCCAAACCAACGTTTAAGAAAATGCAGAGATTATGGCTAACTGGCATCATCCCCGGTTTTTATTCAGGGGATCCATCATGCTTATTGGCTATGTCCGCGTATCAACAAATGACCAGAATACAGAATTGCAGCGTAACGCGCTGGAGTGCGCAGGATGTGAACTGATTTTTGAAGATAAAATCAGCGGAACGAAATCAGCCAGACCGGGATTGAAAAAACTGATCAGAACGCTATCAGAAGGAGATACGCTGGTTGTCTGGAAGCTGGACAGACTGGGCAGAAGTATGAAACACCTGATCACGCTTATTGAGGAATTGCGGGAAAAAGGTGTTAATTTCCGTAGTCTGACGGACAGCATTGACACATCAACACCCATGGGGCGTTTCTTTTTTCACGTCATGGGGGCTTTAGCCGAAATGGAACGTGAATTAATTGTAGAGCGTACACTGGCCGGGCTGGCAGCAGCACGCGCACAAGGACGCATTGGCGGACGTCGCCCGAAGTTGACAAAAGAACAACACGAGCAAATAGCGAGGCTGATTAAAAACGGTCATGACAGGAAACAACTGGCGATCATTTACGACATCGGCATATCGACGATTTATCGTTATCACCCTGTAGGCGATATACAGGCTGAAGAAACAACCAGGCAGACTCAGGAAAATGAAAACCGCTAATCTGACCATTAGCGGTTTTGCGTTAATCAAAACAGCCCTTTAACGGAGCTGGCCGCGCTGTTAAGGGATGATGTGACCTTATCTTTGAAGCCGGACAGCATATCACTGAACGATGAGGATTGCAGGCGCTCCCGCAAATCCTCATCACAGCGTTCAAGGGTCAGTGAAAATTCTATCTTTTTCGCCTTACCGTAGCGATCAAACTCGGAACGGGTCGTATTCGTTCCAGTCAGGACATACATGCCGTAAATCTGCCCGACGCCATCAATCAAAGGCCAGGGTCGTCCTGTATAAGCCTGCGTGGTCAGCAGCGACAGCGACACTTCGCCACCTGTAATTTCAGGATAAAGCACACCAGAAAGAACGATGCGATCATCACCTGCACCGATATACTGCCAGCTTGCTGAACGGTTAATGCGTTCATTTTTCACATGCCGCCAGCTTTTGTTTTGCTGTAACTGCTGATGCGGCAGCGTGCGCAGCTCAAAAACAAACATGCCGTAGATCATCATCATGGCCATGACTCCTCAATCTTTATCGTAAAAACTGCCACGCCCGGCACGGGCGCGCCGTTCCATTTCTGCCCTGACCATTTCACCGACCAGTTTCGCCAGTTCGCGGGGATTCTGCGTAACAACGTTATGCAGATGAACATGAATTTCACCACCAAATTCGGAGGCAACAGGCTCCCGGTTACGGGAAGTTACAGGAACTGATGCCACTGGAGATCGTATAGCCTCCGCCACCGGGCGGGAGCTGGCCGCAACAACAGTGACCAGCGCCGGAGGCAGCGGAGCCGGGACCACGGGTGTGATATTAATTGCGGGGGCAGGCTTACTGACCTGCGCAATCTTCCGCTCCTGCCACTCCCCACGAACAGCAAGTGCCCGGGGCAGGTTTTTAAAGACAATATCGCCGGGGCCAATGCGTTTTTTCGTCTCCTCAACCAGCTTACCTGTGTTATCAGCAATTTTGCTGAGTCTGCGCAGCGTACCGGTATTGCTGTCTGTGAGCGGTTTATTGTCTTTGGGGTTATCACCTCCGGTGCCATTGCCATTTTCCACAGGCTTCGGCGGATTGATTTTCGCCAGGTCCCCCTGAAGCAAGGCAACCTTGTCCTGAAGAATGGCCGCACGCTGTGCGTCTTCGATTTTCTTGCGCGCCCTTTCCGCTTCATCCGGAAGCACACCAAGCTTTTCAAGTATCCACGCCAGCGTATCCAGCAACATTTTTGCAGGTGTCAGAACAAGTTGTAACGCACCGCCAAGAACGTTACCGAATATCTCGCCAGCACTGGTACATTTATCCAGAGTTTCCTTGCTGGACTCCATCGGTGACAGCAGCGATTTAAACCAGTTAAACACCTGGCTGATCCCACTCCCGATTGCGTCAAAAACAGGACTAAACCGTTCAAAGGTTTCGCGCAACGGGGTCAGCCTTTCCATAATCCCGCTGAACACCCCGGCAAAAAATGCCCTGATGGGATCCCAGTATTTCCAGATAAGAACGGCAGCTCCGGCAAGCGCAGCCACGATAAGACCAACCGGACTGAACAACGCCCCGATAGCGCCTCCCAGCAAAGAAACGGAACCCGTCACCATTCCCCATAGTGCTGGCAGAACCCTGACAGCATTCATTGATCCGGTCAGGAGGGAAAAACCAAGACGCAGTTTTGCCAGCGGGCCAGCAAGCACACCAATAGCCAGCGACAACGAGCCAACCGTTGCAGTCATTGCCAGCAGTGCACCGCCTGCAATCAGTAGCTGGCGCGTCAGTGCGGGATGGGCCTGCGCCAGCGCCGTCACCTTTGATACCACACGCGTGAGCCACTGCGTGACAGAACGCAGCGGACCGTCAATCAGATCTGCAATGCGGATGCGCAACCCTTCCCATGCACTGCTGAGTGATTTCAGATCGCCGTCAAGGTTGTTGGCCATAACCTTTGCCGTGCGTTCAGCCTCACCGCGCGCACCTTCAAGTTCTTTTCTCAGTTTGGGTAAGGAGCCGTCACCTGCCGCATCAACGAGGGCCATAAATGATGTGAAAGCCTCTTCTCCGGCAATGTCCTTAAAGAACGATACCCGGTCAACTTCCCCGTATTTGCGGGTAGCTTTATAAAGGTCAGCCAGCACATCCTCCATCGGACGCATTTTGCCCCCGGCATCCGAGACAGACACGCCAAGCTCTTTCAGCGCCTCTGCTGCCGCCTTTGGCGGTGATGCCAGACGAGCCAGGCTGGCACGCATTGCCGTCCCGGCATCACTCCCCCTGATACCCATATTCGCCAGCACGCCTGCCATCGCTGCGGCCTGCTCCAGCGATATTCCCAGCTTACCCGCCACCGGACCTGCATATTTCATGGTTTCACCCAGTGCGCGAAGGTCAGTGTTGGTACGGGTAAACGCTGCGGTGAGTGTGTCGCCGACCCGGTCCATCTGGTCAGCAGAAAGACCGAACTGCGTCAGAATATTTGAGCCAATATCCGCCGTCTCACCGAGGTCCATACCGCCAGCCGTTGCCATGCTCAGTACGCCAGGGAGCGCAGCCTGAATGGCCTGTGGTGTGAAGCCGGCCATTGCAAGAAATGCCTGCCCACTGGCGGCATCGCCTGCGGTGAACTGCGTTTCAGAGCCAAGTTTTAACGCCTGCTCACGCAGCGCCTTAAACTGCGGGCTGTTTTTGTCGATTCGCGTCAGTGCCTGAACGCGGGACATCTCTTTCCCGAACCCGATCGCAGGCTGCAAAAAACGCCCGGCAGCATAGCCGCCCGCAGCTGCCGCACCAATTGCCAGCGCACCACCTGTTTTCAGTTTTCCCGCTGTTTCCTGCGCGCGCGAATACCGCTCACGCGCCCGCGTTACACGCGCAAGCGCCTGCCGTTCGCGTTCAAGCTGGTTGTTGTACTGTTCGGTGCGTCTGATGGCCTGCTGGATGGTGTTATCGCTGCCTGTCAGGGAAATGCCGTGGCGTTTCAGCTCTCCGCCAAGCTCCCGCATTTTCTGAATTTCCCGTGTGCGCGATTCATTCAGGCGTTCAAGCCGGGTGCTTAACTGCTGCATCAGCTTTTGTTGTTTTTCGCTGAGCACTGTACCCGTGCGTTGTAACTGATTAAGGGCGTTAAGCTGGCGTCGTGCTTTCACGATACCCGCATCCGCTTTACTGACAGCGTCGCGGGCGCGCTCAAATGAACGCGCCTGACGCTCGAGATTTTTGATCGCCCCCTGCGTTCGCTGGATGGAGTCACCAAACTGCCCCATCAGGCGGCGGGCGTTTTCGGCAGGCCGGGTCAGCCTGTCAACGGCGCTGAAAGCGACCCGGATATCAAGAGTCTTCATTGTCTGCATTCCCGCTGCGAAGTGCCGCCCGCTCACGCCAGCTAACCACTTCGCCGGGCGTCATCATGAAGATTTCGGCGGGCGACCAGTTAAAAATAACGGCAATATCTGCCACAAAGTCTTCTATGTGCTCAAAGCACACAACCGTGATCAGGCTTCCGTCGCCTGTTCGTTCTTCCCGCCAGAGTCCGCACCGCTCAAAAAATTTACGGCAACCACACATAACTGAATAAAGTCACGGGATGCTATTTTTTTGATCGTCACTTCATCCAGTCGCGGTGATGTCACGCGTGACAGCAGCGTAAACATGGATTCCGCTTTCAGATTCAGCACATCAGACAGCGACAAATCTCGCAGAGATCCAGCCTGCTCAATAGCTCCGGTGATCTCCACATACGTGATTTTTTCGCCGCCTCGCTCAATTGGTTGGGTAAGTTTTACGCCACGCTCACTGGTTTCTTTCACAGTGTCAGCAACGACCGTGTTTTCGGTATCGATGTTTTTCGTCTCTTTCATCAGGAAACTCCTTTCAGTCAGAGGCGACGCACTGCGCCGCCTGCATATTACTTATCAGCCAAGCCCGAGCGCGGAACGGATGCGATCGGGCACAATGTCCTTGCCGTCCTTCCGGTAAATGAAGTTCAGCAGGTCAATCTCCCACAACGGGCGATCGTTAACACTCAGCTTGTAGTAGGTGTTTTTAATGGCGTAAGTGTGTGATGTGGCTTCGCCCTGTTTGGCTTCCCCCATATCAATTTCCGTCACACGTCCGCGCATTTCGACTTCATACAGGTCGCTTTCTGCATCGGTGTAATATTCACCCGCAAAACGCAGCAGCGTGCCGTCAATCGTGCCGCCATACTTAAGGAACAGCTCACGAACTGCGCCCCCCATGACAAAGCTCGCATCAAGCGCGGAGTCGTCCAGACCGAGATCAATACTTACCGCCCCCATCATGCCACCACCCCGGTAGCTGTCGGTTTTGCGCGTCAGCTTAGGCAGAGTGACGGACGTCACCTTACCCACTTCGTTTTCACCATCCACAAACAGCGTAAAAAAGCGAAGATGTTTTGGCACAGCCATCAGGCACCTCCCAGCACCGCAAATGCGGGACCAAAGAATTCATCAGTAAACGTCTGGTAAAGCTCCATGTCTTCCAGTGGCGGAACGGGCGTATATTTGTAGCGAATACGCACACGCCCCTGACGTAAATCCGTGGTGCCGTTATCCACCACGTCATACCAGCACGACGCCCCAATCAGTTTCCCGGCAGTAACCAGTGAATCCAGTTTTGCCCTGATGGCACTGATAACATCTTTCACGTTCGCAGGCGTCAGTGGACTGTCGATGGTTTCAAACTGCGCTTCCGCAATTGAATCAGCCAGCACCTGTGCGGTTCGGGTATACACCTCAAAGATGTAGGCGTTCGTTTCCGGTGTGCGGTTGCCCCAGAAGCGGAACCCGTTGCGACGAATAATGGTCGTGATTTCTTTGTTGTTGAGGCTGTTGGCATCACTGTCTTCGGCCTGCAACGACCAGAACACATGCCTCGACATCCCCAGCACATTCTTAACCGGAACGTTGGAGAGTGATTTGTGCCATCCCTGCTCATGGTCAATGTACGCACGAAGGCCGCACGCATAGGCAGGCGCGGGGAACGTTTCGTTTTTGCCACTTTTCGGGTTGTAGGCGATGAAGTCCGGCCATAAGAGCATCACCTCACGTTCGTTGAATTTCTGGCGGTAGGTAATCGCATCAGCCATCGTGTCACAGCCATGACATGAGGCATACACAAACGCGCGCAGTTTACCCGCAATCACGCACAGGGATTTTGTCACCGCCTCCGTATCCAGCTCCGGCGCGGCCAGAATACGCGGACGGTATCCGATGCTTTCATCCTGCTCTGCAACAAGCAGCGCATACATCCCCGTATAGCTGCCGTCAGATTCAGAACCACCGATAACCAGTTGATCCTGCGTTTTTCCGTCTTCTTCTTTGTGTTCAGCCACGCGAACGACGATCACCTTTGTGCTCACCTGGTCTGCGATGGCCTTAAGCGCACGATAAAGCGTCCCCGTTGTTCCGCATTTTCCCAGCACGTCATTGACGCGGGTCAGCAGTGTGGGCTTGTTCAGCGGGAACAGCTCCGCGTCCGCATCATCCGCCGTTGCCACGATACCGATAACACTGGAATCAACATCATTAATCGCTGTTACCAGGTCGGTACTTTCCGTAACACGGGCACCATGAAAACGAGTTTCACTCATAGCTTCAGCCCCTTGTATCCGTTAAATGATTCGGCAACAATCATCACCCACCACGCGCGTAATCTCACTCCTGCGCCGTTCTCCCGCCACGGCGACAACAAAAAGCAGTAACCCCCTCCGCACGCACATGCGACCATGCCGCACAGGGAGGGAACAGATGACCGACACCACCATGCAATTGCTCAGTCAGGGCACAGACCCCGTGAAAATGCCGGATTTTGATATTCTCGCGGAGGGTAAAACGCTGTCAGGCGTGGCAGAGCGCCTGATGAGCCTGTCACTGACCGACAACCGGGGATTTGAAGCGGACCAGCTCACCATCACGCTGGATGATGCGGATGGTCAGTTGCAGCTACCGCCACGGGGCGCGCGCCTGACGGTTCTCATTGGCTGGAAAGGAGAACCGCTGACAGAAAAAGGCACTTACATTGTTGATGAAATCGCTCACGAAGGACCGCCGGACAGGCTGACTGTTTCAGCCAGAAGCGCAGATTTTCGGGATGAATTTAACGTTAAACGTGAGGTGTCCTGGCATGATGTGACCGTTGAGCGTGTGGTATCCGCCATCGCTCATCGGTACGGTCTGAAACCGCAAATCAGCGAAATGCTGATGGATATCGAAATCGACCACGCCGACCAGACCGAAGAAAGCGACATGTCCTTCCTTACGCGCATGGCGGAAATGCTGGGCGCAATCACCACGGTAAAAAGCGGCAATCTGTTATTCATCATGCCTGGTGGTGGCGTGAACGCACAGGGCCAGCCGTTGCCCTCGTTCGCCATTACACGCAGCAGTGGCGATCGCCATCAGTTCCGCATTGCTGACCGCGAGGCGTATACGGGTGTACGCGCCTACTGGCTTGATCTTAATTACGGGAAAAAGAAAAAGTCAGCGTGAAACGCCGCAAACCGCCAAAACCCAAAAAGGAGAAAAGCAGCAGCCGTGAAGGTGATTATATGGAAGGCGCGGAAGGCAATGTGTTTGTGTTACGCAAGACTTATCAGAACGAGCAGGCAGCAAGACGCGCAGCGGCGGCAAAGTGGCAGCAGCTACAACGCGGAGCCGCATCATTCTCCATCATGCTGGCACGCGGACGCGCAGAACTCTACCCCGAAATGCATGGCACGGTAACAGGCTTTAAAAGCGAGATTGATAATCAGGACTGGATTATTGCAAAAGCCGAGCACACCATTGATAACAGCGGCTTTACCACACAGCTTGAGCTTGAGGCAAAAATCCCGGAATGGATAGCAGAAACAGAGTGAGCAACTTAGACATATTAGCTCAGACTTAAACTGGCAAGTTTACAGTATAGAATTAAACATAAACGACGGTCCGCTCCGTGTCAGAAGCGGACTTTGTCATCCCTATGTAAGGTTGATTGCTTAATACGCATTTAATTTAAATTTGTATTTGCCTTCTATGTAATGGATAAATTCAATTATGCTTTTTTCTATCGCATCTAATATATGAATATATCCATCCCGATTTAAGGTCCTATCCAACTCAAAGTGATGAACTATCCCATGTCTATATTGTATGATTTCAGAAATTCGATTCTCAAGAAAATCAACTGATTTTCCAATTCTTTTTTTCTTATAAAGAATCGCTCTCACATCTATATCCAGCCACTCTTTATATGCTTTGTTTAGGTGGGTTAAGTTTTGAAAAGTGTAATTTCTTGCAATAACACTTTCTATTGAAATATTTCCTTTCTCTATCTCAAGCAGAATATCAAAATCAACTTTTTGCTTATACGATGTTCTTTTTGCTATTGCGAAAGGATCGTACTTTATAAGTATTTGAAAAGCTCTAGAGAAAAAATATTCAAACATAGCAACCGCAAAAGGTACTAATCCATTATATATAACTCTACTGGGATCCATACATTGCATGTAATCAAAGTATTCGGATAAGCCGCCATCTTCCGGTAGGTTTAATTTAATAGAAGGTTCAGGTAAGGCATGTTTAACAGCGGAAATCTCATGATGGACATGATTAAATATTGAAGAAATGCCACGACTGATCGGACTACTAGAATCCTTCCATAGAGGAGCGTACCTATTTTTCCCATAATCACCTATAAGTGTTCCACCAAAAAGACTCCGTGCGCCTTTTAGAACATCATTAAGCATTTTTACATCATGCCAACTAGCGCTATATAAATTACGCACATGCAATGCCCATTTATTACCAGATATGTGTAGTTCGTCATTTGAAACAGGATATATATCAGCCGAAACTCCATCTGTAGATTTGAAGTCCGTATCATCAAACCAAGAGTAATTCAACGTTCCTTGGGGCCATTCCCACAAATGTTTACACCTTTTAAAACCTAAATTTTCAAGGTAATTTTTAAGTTCGTTTCTAGTTGCTTTTTTAGGGTACAGCGTTATATCTCTTCCCATGCTTTATTCACCTGATATACAATATTTTAAATTTTAACTATTATGAACGTATGAATTTTCACATTGGATGTATGGAAGTTCAACAACTATTGAAAGTTCAATTTTCACTCTTCGCACAGAGCGAGCTGTTAGTTGGAATTAGGGATCGTACAATCTAGAATAGCGGCAACACCACGTTAAGGGAGGTCGCTATGTTCCGTTGTCCGCTTTGTGGCGCATCTGCCCGTATCCGCACAAGTCGTCCGGAAAATGATTCAAACACCGTGCGGCAAAAGTATTACCAGTGTAACAATCTGGAATGCGGCGTATGCTTCTCAACACTGGAAGCTTTCCATAAATTCACATCGAAACACGCCTCCGGCGTTCACTCTTCAGAAGGTATCCCGTGGCATGAGCTACCAGCTTCACACAGGGGAAACAATCAGATGAGTTTGCCTTTACCTCAGAATTAACAAGCAGAATTGCCGGAGTAACAAAAAAGCGATAGATTACGCGCGGGTGCCTTTCGGCTGATGGTCGGAGGGAATACCCGAAGGCCAGATGTGGAAAGGCCCCGGAAAACACTTTTGTTTAACCGAGGCCCTAACCGTCTACCCTAAGCAAGTGAAAGGTTAGCGCCTCTCCGGAAAAGGAGCAAGTGCTATGTCGCAAAAATCGCTTACAGCCATCACGTTCTGCGTGACGGTAATCCTCATCATCTGGATGTTGCACGGTTCGCTGTGCGAAATACGGATGAGTTTCTGGGGAGCGGAGTTTGCGGCGTTCTTACAGTGTAAGCAGTAAGGAAACCGCGACGGGGGAGTAATCCCCCGTCAATCGGTTGCCAGGGTAAGGTCGATAAGGCACCCTATCTCACGGCTCTAAATGCAAAAATTCCATGAAACTGTGGGATTTTTGCATCACTACTGATACAGATCTGACCTTCTTTATGTCTCACTCTATACCAGCTAATCAATTGACACTTATCAATAAAAAAAAATCTGATAAAATCAAAATGTTTTGTAACAAATATCAACTCGTATTGATCCAAAGGAGGCGGATTACATGGCATTAATCAAATGTCCTGAATGCCAGAAAGAGGTGAGCGATTCAGCATTGTATTGCCCTGCTTGCGGTAAACAAATAAAAAAACTTAAGCGTTCATTTTTTGGAAAGCTCATTAAGTGGATTTTTATATTATTTAATATTTTTATGATCTATACGCTTTTAGTTGGACTGGGAGGCACTAGTGAAATAATAAATAATGCTACATCCGATGCCGAAAAAGCCGGTGCAGTTATTGGTACAGGCTTAGGTTTAATTACCATTGGAAGTTTATGGGTTATTGGCGATATCATTATCGGAATTTTAGTGTTTCTTACTAAACCAAAAGGATAACAAAATGAAAAATATAATTTTTCTATAGGTGCATCATTTATATCAATTGGTGTACTGCCTGTTCACGCAGCAACTGAACATAATAACTTCAATGCAGTACTCCAGTGCCGAGCAATAGAAAATAATAAAGACAGACTTTCTTGTTACGATAAGTCAATACAACCGACTCGAACGAAAGTTGCTGAAAAATTCGAAAGCAGAGATCAATGCCCTGATGAGAAAGATGATGACAGACGTTTATCTTGTTATGATCGTTTTTTTCTCCAACATTTACTCCATCTGTAAACTCAAAATCTAAAACGGAAAAGCCAGTAACAACAGAGGCTCAGCAACCAAATCTTTCTGAGATATCTAAATGCCGAGCAGAAAATGATAAAGAAGCCAGACTAAACTGCTACGATAAACTATTCCCACAGGATAAAGCTGTTCAAGCTGAATCAAAATTAGAGAAAGCCACAGATGTAGGAAAATGGCACACATCCATTACTACATCGCCAATTGATGATTCGAAAAATGTAATTTTATCGTTAGAAAGTGATGATTATATCAGAACTCCATTTGGAGAAGCGGTTACTCCTACTCTGTTTATAGCTTGCCGAGAAAAGAAAACCGAAGTATTTCTTGGTTGGGATGTATATTTAGGCCTTGAACAAACCAGCATGCTTTATCGTCTTGATAAACAGAAAGCAGTTGAGCGAAACTGGCTAGTATCTACAGATACAAAGGCTGTTTTTTATAAAGGTAATGACATTGATTTCATCCGAAAACTAGCCAACTCAAACAAAATGTATACAAAAATAACTCCTTATAATGAGAGCCCTGTAAGTGCAACTTTCAATTTAAACGGCCTGTCAAACGCGCTAAAACCACTTCAAGCTGCTTGTAACTGGAAATAGCATAAATCATGTGGCTTAGCCACAATCACAGATAACACAAAGCCCGTGGAAACGGGCTTTGTGTTATCTGTAACTCGAAAATGTGGTCACTACGTGGACACGTGCTGATATAAATCCTTTTATATCAATAAATTAAATCATCATTTTTTTCATCAACAAGGATTTTCACGTTTGTGTTACCTGTATGAGACGAGAGTTAACCGGACAAGTGTGCCATAATCTCGCGGCCAGGCATACTTGCGAAGATTTCAGGTATAAGGATACGTAATGATACAACCTATTTCCGGCCCTCCTCCTGGGCAACCACCAGGTCAGGGAGATAACCTGCCGTCTGGCGCGGGCAATCAGCCTTTATCCAGTCAGCAACGTACTTCGCTGGAAAGCTTAATGACGAAAGTGACCTCACTGACGCAACAGCAAAGAGCAGAACTGTGGGCGGGTATCAGGCACGATATTGGTCTGTCGGGAGATTCACCGCTGCTTTCGCGTCACTTCCCTGCCGCTGAGCATAATCTGGCGCAACGTCTGCTGGCCGCGCAAAAAAGCCATTCTGCCCGCCAGCTTTTAGCGCAATTAGGGGAGTATTTACGTCTGGGGAATAATCGTCAGGCGGTCACGGATTATATCCGTCATAACTTTGGTCAGACGCCGCTGAATCAGCTCTCACCGGAGCAATTAAAAACCATTCTCACCCTGTTGCAGGAAGGGAAGATGGTTATTCCGCAACCGCAGCAGCGCGAGGCGACCGATCGTCCTCTATTACCGGCGGAGCACAATGCGCTCAAACAGCTGGTGACCAAACTTGCGGCGGCAACGGGGGAGCCCAGCAAACAGATCTGGCAATCGATGCTGGAACTTTCCGGGGTGAAAGATGGCGAGTTAATTCCAGCGAAACTGTTTAACCATCTGGTGACCTGGCTGCAGGCGCGTCAGACGCTAAGCCAGCAAAATACGCCGACGCTGGAATCACTACAAATGACGCTAAAACAACCTTTAGATGCCAGTGAACTGGCGGCGTTATCGGCATATATCCAGCAAAAATATGGCCTTTCTGCGCAATCATCGCTTTCTTCTGCCCAGGCCGAGGATATTCTTAATCAGCTTTATCAACGGCGGGTTAAAGGGATTGATCCGCGTGATATGCAACCGCTGCTTAATCCTTTTCCACCGATGATGGACACGTTGCAAAATATGGCAACGCGTCCCGCGCTGTGGATACTGTTAGTCGCGATTATCCTGATGCTGGTCTGGCTGGTTCGTTAA